AGTCTTTATTGGTAACAACGCTGGGCTTAACTCGGACGCCGCTTACAGCTGCATTGGAGTCGGCGCGGCAGCGTTTACATCTCCGTCACTTTTTTATAACGCGACTAACAGTCTAGCCATCGGTGCATTCTCCTTTAGCAGCCTCAAGAGCAATTATCAGGACCAGAGATCAATTCGTCTCGAGTCAATGTTGGCCATCGGGGCTAATGCAGGGAAGACGGTGCAGTGGAACACGTATTTAACATTGTTTGGGGCTGATGCCGGAAATGGTATTGACTTCATCTATTCAAATCTTGAGGCACCCTCGTACTCAACCGTTTTAGGATACGGAGCTGGTCGTACCAGGACTGTTATAAATGCCGTTTTGATTGGAAGTTCAACGTCTAGTACCAATTTTCCTGGTGCTGTGTCTCCTATAAGCATTGGGAACAATGCTAACAGATATGGCAGACTCTTCAATGCAGTTGTAATCGGGTCCGACAACACGCCGCAGGATGCCCCGGTTTTAACAGGGTACGTCTTTTTATGCAATGGCTCCGGAAACAAACGTTTTGTCTGTAATGACAGCGGCGCATGGTCTCCAGACGGTTTGAACTTTGGAACCGCTGGGCAGATCCTTACTTCGACCGGTCCAAACACGCCGCCTGCTTGGAAGGGCCTGGCGTCGGGGACTTTCAAAATAAGCCCAACTCAAATAGCCGTGGTTGAGAACGGCCTGATCACACAAATTACCTCCTGATTAACATGGCCTCCGTACAGTTACAAAGAAGTGACGTAGCCAACAAGCGTCCCCTGCCAAGCGTGTTTGCAAACGGAGAGTTGCTTCTAAACACTGCTCCAGCATCTCCCGGCATTTTCACTAAAAATACAGATAACACTCTCGTAAAGTTAGGCCCTCCCTCGGTAGGGACCACGGCTCCTAACTCCACCCCCGCAGCCGGCGGCGCTACTGGCAACTGTTTAGGGGAACTGTGGTTTGACACAAGTTTAACTCCACCAAGGCTCAAAGTCTTCGATGGGACAAACTTCGTAACAACGACTCCCGACCCCCTAGTTGGTGTTACCACTTCCACCTTCACCCAACTTGGTGTCAACACCGGAACTCCCTCAGGGAACAGCACCACTCTTCTTGGTTATAACGCAGGCAAACTTTCTACCTCAGACAAACTGACTGTTGTGGGAGCTGAAGCTTGCCAAACCCTCACCACCAACGGTGTGAATGGTGTCGCGTACGGTTTCGGAGCTGGTCGTTCTGTAACCAACATGACCAATGGTGTTTTGGTGGGAGCCGAAGCAGGCGGCCAAGCCACTAGCGCACAGGATTGTGTGGGCGTGGGTTATCAAGCATTGCTAGTTAACCAGGGCCAGTACAATGTGGCTATTGGAGAGAGTTCTCTCATTCAAAACACAACCGGTGCCAGTAATACGGCTGTAGGTACTAGTAGTCTTCCTGTGTTAACAACCGGTTCAAATAACACTAGTATAGGGGCGTCTAGCGGCTCTCGTTTAGTAAACGGCTCCGGAAACAGCTTCTTCGGGGTTAACGCCGGAAGGGGATGCGTTGCGGACTCCTCAAATAATACCATGATTGGTATTAACGCCGGAAACTTCTCCGGTGGTGCCGCACCTTCGTTCAACAACAACGTCTTTATCGGATACTACGCAGGTGGTAATGACGGCAGCACAAACAGTGTTGGTTGCCGAGGAGACAACAATATCATGATCGGAACAAAAGCCGGAATTAAACTTGGCAATGGGGATAACAACACGGTAATCGGTGGCTACGATGGCATGCCCATCAGAAACACCAGTGGAAATGTAGTTATCGCCGACGCCAGCGGAAACGCTCGTTTCCGTGCAAACTCCGGAGGGGCTTGGGCTCCAGACGGTACAAACTTTGGCACAGCGGGGCAAGTCCTCAAATCCAATGGTACTGGCGCCGCTCCGACTTGGTCGAATCTCACCAACAATTTGGGAGAGAGCACCTTCCAATCCTACGACGGAAAAACCGTGACGATCAGCAACGGTTTGATCGTCTCCATTGAACCAAATTGAGGGTAAAACACCTCTACAAACAAGCCACACAAACTTCACATTGAAGCAGTCTTCACTTACGTAAGCATGGCAACAACTATTCAAAACCTCCACAGCCTCACTGCAGGCAATCAACCCGGCGATCTGATGCCAGGTGAAATTGCCTATAACGTTGCTGATGGATTTGTATATCTTGGTAATGGCTCGAACGCCTACACCGACACCCTTGGTCAGCAAGTCGGCACTCCCGTTGCCCCTGGCATGGGATGGCAGCAAGCCATTTTCAACGCTGCACCTATTAACGGTGCCGTAACTCTGGCTGGTATTTACGACGCCCAAGACAACCTCATCACCTCAGTAACTGCTGCTGGTACAGCTGCGGGCTTCACAGTTGGTGCTCTTCCTGCCGCAGCTGCTGGTAACGAAGGTTACTACGTGCTGGTGCAAATCGGCGGCGTTCTGGCCCCTCCGGCCCCCGCCGAAACCGCCGCTCCTGGCGACTGGCTTGTTTCTTCTGGAACTGGCTGGGCTTTGGTGGCCGAAAGTTCTGTGGTGATCCCGGCCTCAAATGTTAATATCGTCCCGACCGGCGATTTTACCGGTCCCTCGATGCAGGACGTACTGAACCAGATTCAGTTGCTGTATGTGACCATCGCCGATGGCGTGATGTCTCAGTTGCAGTGTAACGGCAACGCCACACTCGGCAACGCTGACACTGATACCCTGACAGTAAACGCTACCTCCAGTTTTACTGCGCCCATCACGGCTTCTGGTACTGTTCAGGTTGGCGGTGCTTTCACGGCTAATAGCACTGGCTATGTGGTTGGTAACTTCCGTGTTGATGGAGCCATCGACGCTCGCGGAAACGTTTCCCTCGGTAACGCTTCAACTGATACCGTCACTGTTGCTGGTCCGATTACGGCCAACAACAACCTGACAGTCGCTGGTGTCACCCAACTGAATGGCTCCATTCAGGCTAGCGGCGCTTTGACAACTGCTAACACAGTCAATATTGGCGCTGCTGCAGGGGGCCTTAATATCAGCTCCACTACTGTGTTTGGTAACAATGTTGGCGTAACTTTCAATACAGGTTCCCGTATTGACTGTAACGGTACCTATTTGGCCTCTAGTGCAAACACCTCCTTCTACCTGCAGGGTAATGCCAACTTCAATGCGGGTCTAAATAACAAAATTATCACCTACGCTCGTCCCAAGGACCCACAGACGGGAGCTGTGGGTGCCGTTGTTAATGAGAACCTGAATAACTTCCTAGTTATTCCTGGTACTATTATCGCTTTCGGACGTAGCGGTTTCACACCTAATGGTTATCTTTGGTGTGACGGCGCAAGCGTCAGCAAAAACGCTTATCCTGACCTCTTCGCGGCCATCCAGTACGTTTGGGGTGGCTCCGGTGATTTCTTCAATGTTCCTAACCTTCTGGGTCTGTTCCTACGCGGCTATGGCGCAAGCGCAAACCCAAATGTGAAGACATCGTCCGGAGGAACTCCGAATGGCGGCAACGTTGGTAGTGTCTCGACCGACTCTTTCGGTACTCACTCACACGCTTTCCAAGTTAACACTTTTGGATACCAGGCGGCATTCAGTACTCAAAGAGAATGCCTAGGTTTGGCCACCAATCAAATGAATAGCCAAGGTCGTCCCAACAACGGTACTCTCACCCTTGAAACTGGAGGCGGTGGCGGCGTCCCCGTTCAAAACAGCGGCACAACTGAGAACAAGCCGGTTTCAGCTTCCGTTGCTTACTTTATCAAATACTGAGGTCTATCATGGCTGTTTCCCCCGCTCCCGCCCCATCCATCACTCAATACGAGCTCTATTCCCAGAATGGACCCCTCGAACTCGGTGATGGTATCTACATCACTGTAGATGGAAAAATCGAAGTAGACGCCAGCAATATCCCTGGCGTCATCAACTGCGGCACATTCTGAGTTAACTATGAGGGAGCTTCGGCTCCCTCTTTTCAACCATGCAGCTTTTTACCATCAGTCGCATCGAGCAGTACATCGTCGATGCTCTGGTTTCATCTCCCGAAATCCCTCTAAGCGTTAATGTATTGCGTCTTGCTGACGCACTTGATAAAGAGGGTGTGGTCCAAAACACAAATAACATCGTAGTTCGCTATGTCAGTTCATTCTTCAATGTGAAGAATCGCATTCCACTCGTGTACGAGCGGGCTCTGACATTCGAACTCAATTTTTCCTGTCAGAATTATCTAACTAGCAGTGGCCACGATTTTGCCACTCAGCTTTTAGCTGGCGCTTTGAACACACTTGTGAATGGTGTTCCGGGCGATGCCGGTGTGCAAGTGATCGAGTCCTTTACGCTTCAGAGCGAGCAGTTCACTGGCATCACAGAAGAAAGTCAATACACGTACACTCAGGTTTGGCAGATCACTACGGAGGAGGCAAGTCCCTACGTCGCCCTTGATCCCTGTGTTCAACGCGGAGACTGCTCACAGATTTTCCCAGGCCGCTACACTCGGACCAATCTTCCTCTTGCCGGCATCATCGACAATGAGGGTCGGATTTTTGTTCCCGCCCTCCCTGACGGTTCCTGTGCCGACACTCCCGATGCGGACGGTGGCAATGGCGGTAGTATCTGCTGGGAGAATGAGATAACACGCTCGGGAAATATGGTTTACTGCTGTGATCGCTCCATCGTATTCCTCCCAGCTCAACTCATCGACAAGGTTCGATTGACGTGGACGGGCCAGTATCTAGGGGACGATCGCAACAAGATCATGGTTGCAATCACCGATCTCGAAACAGGCGAAACTATCGCCGAAGTTATCTACTGCGGCCTTGATGATGAGGACGGATTCCCGCAGTATCTCATGCGCTACCAAATTGAGCTCTGGCGCTCAACCATTGGAAATATCACAAATGAAAACCGTGGAAGATCAGTACTCACTGACGCATGGTCGTGGTCGACCGAAACTGGCATTTTGGCCCTCGTCCTTAGTAATGCTCAACCTGTTTATGTTGACCCAACGAATCCAGAAGCCCCCCAAAGAATGGTAGATGGAGGGATCATTATTGGGGTTCTGCCAAATGTTTACATTCAGGTTGGTCCGGACCGGTTTGTTCTGGTTCAGCAGTCGCCAGTTGGAAGAGGATGGATCAAGGAAACCTCAATTCAGCCCACATCTGTCAATGAACTGTGGAAACTTGGATGCCCCACATGCCGCCCTGGAATCTGCCCCTAACGGGTAAAAGTTAGTATGAAACGCAACGAACCACCTGCTTGTTTCTCATTCTTTCTTTCAGAGAATGCCTCGGCGGAATGGAAGGAAACTCTTGAAACTCTAACAGAGATCGACTATTATGAAAGAGAATCCAAAACTCTGGGCACAGTACTATCAAGCTCTCGCCCAGGGAAATCCTTCACGAGCAAGCCAAATTCTCGCAATGATTAACCAACGCCCAGGCCCATCACAATCACTTCCAGGTTCTGGAGGTTGCTGCAATCGGAGATTCCCACGATGAAAAAATCACACGAAGACATCATTCGGACTAAAGAAGTTCTAGCTCAAGACGCCCTCAAGGTCGCCACTGAGGCTCTTGGCTACATTGAAGACGCGATGCCTGATGCTGGCATCCGTGACCTCATCACCATTTTCAATTCTGCTATCAAAACCCACCGTGACCTCGTGGGCGACATCGTAGATCTTACAGCGCCCAAGGAGGGAGCTGCTGAGAAGGAGCTGGCTAAAGAGTACACCTCAAAAGTTGATGATCTGCTGAAGAAACTATCGTCATGAGGCCGATCATCGAGCACGTCTCTCAGCTTGAAGAGCACTCGAGTTGGCGGAAATACCAACGCGGAATCCGAGAACTTGAGTTGCTCGAAGCGCCGAAAAGCATCATTCACGAGTTTAGGCATAAGGCTGCTCGTGACTGCTTTTTGGCGTTCTGCGATATTATGAAAGCCGGTGACCTTCAAGTGGCGCCCTTCCATGAAGTCATCGGCTCCGCCTTCGAAGATTTAGCCACACGCAGACAGCGTCGTCTCATCGTTTCCTGCCCTCCACGCTCAGGAAAGTCGATGTTGGCGACCATGTTCGTGGCATGGCTGCTGGGACGTGACCAAAAGACTCAACACGTTATCGCATCATACGGCGCACAACTCTCGAGTAAGTTCCACAGAGAAGTGTGTCTGATGATGAAGTCAGCGGGTTTCAAAAAGGTTTTCCCTGAGTTTTTGGGTTTCAACCCAGACTCAAAATACGACATGATGGGTGGTGGCTACATTCTGGCCACGTCCGTGGGAGGCGTGCTGACCGGATTTACAGCTGGAACCACCGACATGGAGTCGCCAGGTGTTGGCGCCATGGTGATTGACGACCCTCTGAAATCGTCCGATTCGAAGACGATGATGGATACTCTCGCTAGTTGGTGGGAGGAACAGGCGTCCACTCGACGAACGAACCATTGGTGTCAGATGGTGATCGCCACCCGATTCCACGAGAAGGATCTTCACGGCATTCTCATGGAGAAGGATGGGCTCTTCGATGAGACGGAGAATAAGTTTGGTTGGAGGTGGCTGAACATTCAGGGGTTGTGTGAAGATGTCGTCAATGACCCACTTGGTAGGAAGCAGGGCGAGTCTCACTGGCCCGCCAACTCAGCTTTCACAGTCGACATGCTTCTCTCTCAGAAGAGAGCGATGGGAAGCTTCAAGTTCGCCGCTCTCTATCAGGGAGTGCCATCATCTGACGAGGGTCAGATTATCAAACCGGCTTGGATTCACAGAATTGAAGATGAGGACTGTCCGGAGTTCGATGTGACATGGCTAGCTGTTGACTGTGCGTTCTCCGAGAGGGAGATGGCGGACGAGACAGCGGTATGTGTCTGCGGGATCAACAAGGAGAACCCGGAAATTGTTTACGTCATCGACATTGTGACAGGACGATGGGCATTCCCCGACCTCATCGAGGCGGTTAAGCACCTCTACCGTCTGTACAAGGCTCGAGTCCTTTGCATTGAGAAAGCGGCATCCGGTCAGTCCCTCATTCAGGTGCTGAGGCGAGAAGCAAAAATTCCCATCGAGGAATTCAAGCCCCTCAAATCGAAAACCACGCGCCTCCAAGCAGTGTCTCCCCTCTTCGAGCAGGGTCGAGTAAAATTTGTGGTGGCACCTTACACTGACCCCTTTATCAAGGAAATCACCCAGTTTCCGTACGTGGCGCACGATGACCGCACTGACTCAGTGGTCTGGGCGCTCCACTACTACCTGGAGAGCCTGGATGCAGGAAATAGAATGCTTGCAGAATCCATCATGACGCACCGCAAGTTCCTTGGTGTCACACGGAGGGAGGGACTCGAAGACAACGCGGTGTTCTCGACAACCAATCGGTCAAATGGGCGCTTGGCGAACCCCGAAGGTTGGGGACTTGAGACATCCGACGTTGTGGAAACCACCGGTGAGAGAATAATCCGAGGAAGGCGGAATCGTGGGCGTGGGGTGATGTGGGATGGTTGAACTCGGGTAAAACTATTTCGCAAAGCCGTTCTCGTATGAGGAACAATGGCACCCCTGAGCGTAACAGGAGGTGGCGAATGGCGATTTAAGCGAATCCAAGCCCTCTCATTTTTTGAGATCCCCAAGTATTTCTCCCTCCAATTACGCATGTCTGTTAGCGCCAAAGAAAAGCGTCGCCTTCGTCGTTCCATTGAAATGACGGAGACCAAAATCGGTTTTGAATCCCGCGGGATGGACATCCTTCCCGTTAAGTTTCAGACCCACCGCCAAGAAGAGTTTCACCGCCTCATTAAAAATCACACCGTGACGATTGCTCACGGCTCGGCCGGAACAGGTAAAACCCTCCTAGCTCTCTGGACCGGACTTAGTCTGGTTGCAAAGGGCGAGTTTGACAAAGTAGTTTACGTCCGTTCGGACGTGGGTGTTGAGTTTCAACGTGGTCGGGGAGCACTCCCTGGCGACATGAGCGAGAAAATCGCTCCGCTCCTTGGTCCAGTTATGGACAACATCCCAGTCTGCTGTCGCTCAAATGGAGCCGCTAACTATTTGCTAGAACGAGGAATCGTCGAGCCACTTCTACTCGAAGATATCCGAGGACGTTCGCTGAACAACTCATTCATCATTGTGGATGAGGTTCAGAACTTTCTCCCCAACCATGTAAAAACTTGTCTCACCCGTGTAGGTTCTGAGAGCAAGATGGTGTTGATTGGGGACACCAAACAGGCTGACCTTGATGTGTTCCGCCGTGAAAACGGACTTGTGGATGCCATCTACCGTCTGCGCCACCTTCAGGATGTGGGAATTCTGGAGTTTCATAAGGAAGACGTGGTACGTAACTCCGTCATCGCCCACATTCTCGACCGTTACGACGACTGATGAGAAAATCGACACGCTGGAATCGTTCCGCCCCACATGAGTTGGATGCCATGGTTATGGCGCCCGCTCTCCCCTATCTCGGGGATAAGGGTGTGCGGAACAAAGACAACAATCCCGAGCCTTCGAAGGCAAAGGTGGACACTGGCGTGTCAGACCACGCTGAGAAGGGTCAGGCTCGCCTTAATCTTGGAGACCCGCAGACGCTCGGGATTTGGAACCTAATGAAACAGGCTGATGACCCTTCTCACGTTTCTTTTATCTATCGTTCACAATGCAACTCTAAGTATTGTAACGTTCCAAAGGAGCACTTGCGTCACATGCGTGATACAATGGTAAGGGATATGAGAGAGCATGAGCGAAACTCCCCCACCCGCCGAAAGCAAACGCAGGTAGGAAATAACAGTCCCACCTGGAATGACCCTAGTTTTCACATTCGCCGCGGAGCATGACCACGAAGCACAAACATCGTATTATTCCCGGACACCGTGGTGGGAAATATGAAGACGGAAATGTTGTTGAACTGACTATCACTCAACATGCGATGTGGCACTTCGCAGAGTGGCAGTTCCACGGCAAAATTGAAGATATGGTGGCTTGGAAAGGTCTTGCCGGAATGATCACAAAAGAAGAAGCAATTCAACTAATTCAGCAAGAAACTTGCCGTAAGGTTGGAAAGATGAATAAGGGGAAGAAGGGAACTAACATTGGCCGCTTTGGAACCGAAAAGAAAGTTGCTTTTTGGAATGCTAATCCGGAGCTCAAACAAGAAAGAACACGAAGAATGTTGGCTGGCCGAACTGATCTTGGGGCTGGAGGCAGAAAAATCAAAATGGAGCAGCGAGGAATTTTTGATTCTAACGTTGTAACATTTGAAACATGCTCAGCTGGTGGTAAGAAAGGATCGTCCACAACCAACTCTCAACTTTGGGAAGATCCACTCCACCCTGAACTTGGAGCTCACCACTTCGCTACTCTTCAGCGCCTTCAACGCGCAAACAACTTTCCATGTTCTAAAGAAAATCGGAGAAAAGCACAGTGAGTGCACCTATTGACTACACTATCCCCTGCGACAAATCAAAGGTTCACCCCGACGGTGTTTGCAGAAAGAAACTCCATAAAAACATTGGGAGTGGGTTCCACCGCTTAGTGGAGCGCCTCGACAATGAAGCGATGGAAGAACAACTCAAACAGCAGAAGGAGCAGTTTGATGAGCAACGCCGCAATCTTGATCTTCAGGAGAAAATGCTAGGTGTGGGCGTTGGAACCCACCGCGTGATC